GAATCCTGAGAAGGTATCTTTTTTGACATCTTGTTTGATTCCTCCAACGACATAAGATTCTACCTCTGTTTCTTGTGGGGCTACTTGCAATCCTTTAGAAGATATCCAATGTTCAGTCCAAGGAAGTGGGTTATTCCTCATTGGGATATCATACTGACCTTTCAAACCAATAGATCTAAGTCTACGATTTGCAATCCACTCAACATACTGCTGAAGTAATTTATCATTCAAACCAATCATGGTTCCATCTTTAAACAAGTAATCAGCCCATGCCTTTTCTTCATTAACACACTTGTCAAACATCTGATATGTCCATTCCTCTTCTTCTTTCATAATATCAACCATCTCTGGGTCATCACCTTTCCTCCAATTGTTTATTATATTCTGAGTCAAAGCGAGGTGTTGGTTCTCGTCACGAGCAATAAGGGATATGATTTTTGCTGATCCTTCCATGAGTTTAAGCTCACCAAATGCAAAACTACAAGCAAAAGAAACATAAAAGCGGATACCTTCAAGTATATTGACATTTGTTACTGCTCGGTAAAGTTTACGTTTCACCTCTTTCATTTCTAAAACAGGTAAGGATGTGTCCAAAGACTTATCCATATCTCTCCATAGAGAACTTTGACCCCACTGCTGTGCTTCATTAATGAACTCATCATATGACTCAGTTACAGTTGCAGCACGACTTAAAATACGATCATCTTTAATAATGGTATCAAATACTTCAGATGGATCTGGATAAACATTCTTAATGACATATGTATATGATCTGCTATGGATCATCTCCATAAATGACCATACTTCCATACATGCTTCAAGTTCAGGTAATGAACAGTATGGAAGGAAAGCCATACCAGGAGCACGACCTTGTACCGAATCAAGCATGATCTGGTACTTAAGGTTGCTCGTATAGATGTGCTTTTGTTCTGGACGTAATTTTTGATAGTCTCCACGATCTTTCTGTAAAGATACTTCTTCTGGTCTCCAAAAATATCCTAACTGTTGTTTAGTTAAGTTCTCAAACTGAGGATACTTAAAGTTATCATATCTTTGAACTCCCAAAGGCTTACCAAAAAACATTGGTTGCTTCTTGGTGTTAACGTCTTGAGTATTAAAGACGGTCATTCCTTTTAGATTAGATGGCACAGGATTCACACTCCTCTTCATTTGCGTTTTCTAAATCTTCAAGCAAGTTCTCTAACTTATCATCATCATCCTTCTTCATATCATGTGTATTTTGATAGTAGGAAGTTTTCCACCCCAACTTATAAGTGGTAAGAAAATCCTGTGCCATAACAGATACAGGAACCTCATTATCTGGAAAATGTTCTGGATTATAACTCCAGTTACCAGAAATACCTTGGTCAAAGAACTTCTGCATCACTGCTACAACATTAATATACCCAGTATTATCAGGCATATCCCAGAGTAAAGTATAATTATTTTTCAAAGTCCCATAAGATGGAACAACCTGTTTAAGAGGCCCTTGTTTTGACTTCTTAATGGACAAGTAATCTCTAGGTGGTTCAATTCCATTGGTTGCGTTTGACACAACGGAACTGCTCTCCGATGGCATTTGTGCAGACAATGTTGAGTGCCGTAAACCGTGGGTAAGGATAGATGCTCTAAGAGATTCCCAGTCATGTTGTAAAGGTTGAGAACAAATCTCGTCTACGTCTTTCTTATATGTATCAATAGGAAGGATTCCATCAGAGTATTTGGTGCGTCCAAAGTTTTCACACCATCCTTTCTCTTCTGCAAGTTTATTAGATGCTTTTAGAAGATAGTACTGGAATGATTCAGCAAGTCCATGAACTGCATCCCATGCCTCCTGTGAGTCATATTTAAACCCTAGTTTAGCA